GATGGTTACAAACATCCGCGCGCCATAAATTCCCGATCGGACTTTTTCAAGTGTCTGGTCGGTCCAATTTTTGACAAAATTGGTGAAGAAGTGTTCCACTTTTCAGTTCCTGGAGAACCCAGCCCATTTATCAAGCTGGTGCCAGTGAGAGACAGACCCCAGGTCGTCAAAACTCACCTCCAGGAAGACGGTGCGGAATACAATGTCACCGATTATTCATCTTTTGAAGCTCACTTTGATGAGGAATTCTTAGAGGTAATTGAATTCGAATTGTACAAATACATGGTGTCGGAGATCGGAGAGAAGGGGAAAGCCTTTTCTGCAACAATAGATCTCGCATTCACGAAGGATAATTACATGGTGTTTAAGGCGTTCGTAGCTTATGTGCGAGCGACAAGAATGTCGGGCGAGATGAACACGTCGCTCGGCAACGGATTCGCAAACCTGGTGTTGGCAAAATACCTGGTTTGGTGTAAGGATCCGAACGCCAAGCTCAAAGGATTCTTTGAAGGTGATGATGCACTCTTTACCGTCACACCCAAAACAGCGACACCCACCGCCTTAGATTATCAGCGGTTGGGTTGTAACATGAAAGAGGTATTGAAATTCACTGACTTAGGTGAAGCCTCTTTCTGTGGCATGTTGTTTCACCCTGAAGACCCGGACTTGACAGTAGTAACCAATCCACTGAAAGTCTTGGCCAAAACAGGATGGGGTTCGAGGAAGTATGTCAATGCAAATTCGCGTACCAAGAACTCACTCCTGCGAAACAAGGGGTACTCTGTAGCGCACTGCTACAGAGGTTGCCCGATCCTAGACTCCTTTGGGGCCTACTTGTTGAGGGTGACTTATGAAGATAAAGAAAAAGAGGAGAAGCTCATAAACAACTCATCCTGGTGGGAACGTAACCAGCTCCGGGTGAATCGCACAGAGGATTCACACCTGAGGAAAACGCCGCACCGTCTGACGCGTGAACTCGTGGAAAGACTTTATGGGATTGATGAGGACACACAGCTGAGAGTAGAGAGTTATTTGGATAACCTCGACCGGTTGGTGCCACTCGAGATTGACTTGCTAAACTGGCCCAAGGTTTGGACCGAATATTATGACAACTACACGATGCAATTTGCTGATAAAGACAATTGCATATGTGAGGTTGGAATCAATGATCGTGAAAAATCGGCTGTCAATCTGTTAGCCAGCAAGAATGCGTCTTTCAGCAAACTTGTTGCGGCTTATCAACAATGAAGTCCACCGCGGGTTGAATGCACGAACCTGACCTGGTCTGCTAATAGTGGGGAAGCGTGGAAACGTCGTGTAATAACCAGGATGGTAACCTGGTGGCGATATGCTTTGAGTGTTGGAACTCATTGCAGAAGGCTCACGCAACCACCCACAACCAGACGACGGGAGTGCATGGACGCACCAAAACCCT